TAGATAATAAAGATATTGTGAGAATGACTATTGTTTATGCAGATGGTTCTATGACTATTCTAGTTAAGAACAAAGATGGAACTTTAAAAGTTGAAAGGAGGCAAAAGTAATGAATTGCAGATTATGTGGAATAACATTCCATCAAACTAATTATCAAGTAGCGTTTGGATGCACAGTATGTTCAAATTGTTCAAGAGGTGATTTAATTGAGAAAGAAGAAAGCAATAACAGTAACTTTACCAGCACCCCATAAATCAAGAGTTGTTTGTCCTATTTGTAAAGGAAACAAATGCGTTGTTTGTAATATGACAGGTGAACTAAAAATAGATGTTGCGCCAAAGATTCCAATTCAAAGGGCGCATATTATCAAGTATGTTGTTGAAAACATACATGAAGTTGCAAGAGAAATAACAAAGAAATATGGTTTAGTTCCAGAAGTTAATACTTCTGAAGTAATAGAAGTTAATGGCGGCCAATACGAAGTGGTTCAGATTTCAAGTTTAGGTGGAGTTTGTTGGGTAGTTAATTGTCTGAATAAGTTAGACACACCAAGATACTTTACATCTAAACAAGAACTAGATAAGTTCAAACAGGGGTGGATGAATTGACAGATGAATTACAGGTAATCGGAACAATAGTTCGTGATGCTCTTATGGAATGTAAAATTAAAAAGGGCAAATATTGGAATATCGAAGTCTTGGATATTCGTTGGTTTAAAGATAATAAACCAACAAACAAAGGTATTCGTTTGAATATGGAAGAAGCAAAATTATTATTAAGTATATTAAGGAGAGAGATAGATGAAGAGAATTAGTGAAGTTCAAGCAAAGAAAAGTTTGAGAAGTGCAAATGAAGAAAGACAATATGGTATGGGCGCAGTTCCGAGATTTATTGTTTCGGCTGGAAAGATAATTGATTTATTTGCAGCCTTTGTTGAACAAGAAATGAAAGTTCCGCCAAAAGGCGGGAGAGGATGCAGAGTTCAAAAAGAACATATTGATTTAGCATTTGGTAAGTTTTATCAGGCTATGAGAGAGTTTATGGATGGTGAAAAGAATGAACAATAGACTCTATATGATTACAGTAAATAATAAAAAGTTCGATGAATGGGCAAAAAAACAAAAGGTGAAACTAAAGAGGCTAAAGAACGAAGCCGCATTAGAGCATTTTAATATGGGCTATAATGATTGTGTAAATGCTAATTATTTAGTTAGGGCTTCTTTTGTATGTTATTGGGAAATCTATTCTAATAACGACCTTGCAAGATTAGCACCTGCTATAACTCAAGCCTCATTTATTCATATGTTGCACCGCTTTATAGAAAGAGGCGATATGGAAGAAGTAAATGTTGTTCAACAAATTATGGCTAACTTTGTAAGACTATTATCTGTATTAGATACCCCGAATAAAAATAAGGAAGTGAATGAAAATGACATGGGCGAAAATGACGAGGATGCTTGAAGCGACAGACCAATTAATTCAAACACAACAAGTTACATTAATATCAAGAAGTCTTGATGAATTTGAAGATAAAGGATTGGTATTATCTTTATTAGATAAAGACAATCTTGAGGCTAATAATTTAGGATTAGCGAAAGCGAAAAAGTGGATGGCTAAAATCTTTGATGTTTTTGATGATGAAATTGATGGATTAATGGCGGCTCATAATGATTTAGGAGAAGCAATTTATTATCTTGATGTTTCAGCAGAAACTGAAATTAATGCAGGGATATTATCTGTAAAGAGAGCATTAGAATCTGATTGTGGTAAATTAGATTCAGATTCTTTTAGAGTTGTTGAAACTCTTATAGAAAATATGTCGGCAAATGAAAGACGCTGGTTTATTCGCTATTTGTTAAGAACACCTCGTAATGGTATTAATCAAGGAACAGTTGCTAAGATTATGTCTAAGCACTATGATAAGAAGCAAGCAATAGTAAAGAAACATTTGAATTTTAATGATGTTCAAACTACTTGTTCCTATTATGATAGGGGAGAAGAACCTCCGTGTAATTTAACCTACGGAAAGTTTGTATCGCCTATGCTTGCTAAAGAAATACCGATGAATAAGTGGCCGAAGGACTTTGTTGTTGATTACAAATATGATGGTAACAGGTATCAAATCCATATTGACGGTGACAAAACTATGATTTTCAACCGAAAGGGAAAGATAGTAACTCATCAATTCCCCGATGTTGTTGAAATTGTTCAAGGCTATGGTGTAAAGAATGCTATTTTAGATGGTGAAATCTATCCTATTCTAGAAAATGGCGCACCTGCACCTCATAAACAAATGGGAACAAGGGTTCATTCAAAGAATATTCAAGAGGCTATGGAGAGAGTCAAGGTAAAATGGGTCATTTTTGATTGTCTTTTGTTAAATGATGAAACAATAATGGACATTTCTTATCGTCAAAGACTTGAGAAGATGAAAGATTTGCCGAATCAAGCACACAGAATTACAGAAGGAGACATAATGGCCTTTTACAATGAGGCTATCAATGAAGGCTTTGAAGGAATCATTGTTAAAGATGCAACCGTTCCTTATGATGCTGGCAAAAGAAGCAAATCTTGGGCTAAATACAAACCTCCTTTGATTAATCTTGATGTAGTTATTCTCTCAGCCAAATACGGAGAAGGTAAGAGAGCCAATGTTTTCGGCACTTTTGAATTAGGAGTGAAGGCTAATAATGGTTATCATTCAGTCGGCTGGTGTGGTAGTGGCTTTTCTGATGAGGATTTAGTTAGTTTAACTAATACACTAAGAAGAAATGTTGAGAATTTCGATAATGGAAGATTCTTTGTTTCACCTGTTGTTATTTTAGAAGTAAAGGCTGATTTAGTTTCAAGAGATGAAAAAGACAATTTAGGTTTAAGGTTTCCTAGATGTGTCCGTATTCGTGACGATAAGTTTGTTGTGGATATTAATACCTTAGAAGATGTGGAGAGATTGGAATGAATGAGGAAAGTGCAAGTTGGAATACAAAATATATAACAGACGGCTACGGTAAATCACTTAAAATTAGTGATATGAGTATGAATCAAGTAAGTAATCATATTAAAAATTGTAATATCAAGACGAAAGTTATTCTTAAACAATTAGAAGGACTATATCAAAGAAGATTTAATTTACATGAAGATTCTAATTACAAACTAAGAAATGCTAAAACTAAAATGGGTAAATGGATTGGCATTAAAAAAGATAAAAAGGCCGAAAGAATGCAACAGATTCTAATTACTGCTTTAGATTTTTTACAAAAAGGTAAATCTCTTGAATTAGTTGAAGCCATACTTATACAAGCAAAGGAGGAATTTAATTGATTCAGCAAGGTGAAATGACTATTATTGATACAGTTACTTACAGATGTATTCAGATAGATAGTGAAGGCTATGCTCATCTAAAAAATATATTACATGAGCAAGGCAGACCTAAAAAGGTATTACAGAAATATTGTCCTTATATTCAAGACGGCCAAATGATTATACCGGAAAAGCCAGAATATAAATCTCCACCTAGAACTACTAAAATTAATGTAACTCAAATCATTAAAGAAAACACGGACTTAGTTGTTTCTAATGAGGCAAAGTATTTCCTAAGTGAATGGGTTGAAACTGCTATTAGTAATCTGATTTCAAATGCGGAACAAAATGCTATTCGTAAAGGGGATAGTCGAATAGATGCAGGGCATATTTTTTGGTTAGAAACAAACTCCCTTCCCGATGGTTATTGGAAAGAAAACAAAAAGTATATGCAGGATTGATACCTATGTTTAGTAAAGATATGTTAATTGGTATTCTTTTAGGTTCTTCCAAAATGGATTTTCATATTGAAAGAGCCAATGATTCATACATAGGTTACAGAATTAAACTTAAACTAGTATTAAGAGCAGATGAAGATTTCTTAAATGGTGTAAAGCGTTCACTTGAACAACACCAAATTACTTCTTCTTTTAAACAAAAAGAAAGTAAAACACGACCTAAGCCTGTTCTTAAAATAGGCGGTATTAAGAATTTATACAAAATATGTAAATTAGTTCCAACACTACCAGATGCAAAAGGCGAATGGGTAGTATTTAGAGAAGTAGTTGATTTATTATCAGAGAATAAACATAAAACTAGCGAAGGGCTAGATAGAATATTTGAATTAAAAGGGGTAATTTAATGCCAAGAGGGTCTAAGAAAAAACTAAATCATGAATTATTAAAGCGTTTAGTTGATAAGGTTTTATTTGAAGCAAAATTTAATAATAAAGATAAACTATATTTAAAAGATATAATTGATGAAGTTAGCCCATTATATCGTAGCGGGGCTGCTTATACAACACAAAGAAGCACTTCTCGACCTGCAAGATTATATGACATACAAAACGAAATTCGACCAATAGTTGTTAATCTGGTAAAATCTTTTGGTTGGGAAAGAAAGCATGAACATATCACTACTTGGGAATACTTTGAAGGTTTACCTTGCAAAAGAGTAAAAAAATATGTATATTTTATAAGAGGGAAAGATAATGGGATTAACCAATATGAGTGACAATAGAGCAATATTAATAACAGGTAAAGTAGGAACAGGAAAGTCAACTAAAGCACTTACATTCGTAAATAATCCTATTATTTTATATGCGAATGACATTGATTTCGATGTGGGTTCATTTCCTGTGGAGAATGGTATCGTTATCGAAGATGTGCATTATAAACCTGATAAGTCAGCAATTCTTAATATAATTAGACATTATAAAGGAAAGGTTGTATTGACTTCAATTAATCAAAAGTCTGTTCCAAAAGAAATATTTGATATGTGTAAGATTAAAAGAGCAGGTTCTTTTAATCATTTACAAGAATCAATTAAGAAAATTGCACCACATAGCGAATCCCCTCTTTCATTTGAGAGAGACACCTATTCGCTAATGAATACCTATCTAAAAGAAAAAGATAGAAACTTAGTGGCAAAACTACTACTCTTTAACAAACCAGCAGATACACAAATATTATCTTGGCTTATTGAAAACATGAATCCCAACAGATTAATTTTTGTTGATGGAGTAGTTAAAAGAAGATGGAGTCAAAGGTATTTTTATGAAATGTTATCCTTTGCTTATCAAGGTGATTATTTTGGTAAAATAAATATGCCAAAAAGAAGGGCATATTCACAATTACCTAAATTATCAAGAAGGCTTGGAGTAAAGAATCCAAATCTTCTTCCTGCTTTATTAAAAGATGAGGCATTTAAACAACACGCTAAAAAGAAATTAAATAATACAGAATGCCGATTATTAAAAATTGGCGAAAAGAAAAGAAAGAAAAAGACTGACCCAATTAGGGTTCAGCAATCTTCATTAGAAGATTTTATGAGGTGATTATATGGCACAAAAATGGCTAGTAAATAAAATAATAAAAGTAATAGGACAAGATGAATTAACAGTTAATGAAGTAATTGCGAGATTACAAGATGAAGGTAAGATTGCTAGAAATGTAAGCAGAATGCAAATAGCAGGGCTTTTAGCAAAAAACAAATCTTTTGAAAAGGTTAAAGAACCAATGAATCACATACACGGAACAGTTTGGAGGAATAGATATGTTATGGACTGAAAAATATAGACCAAATAAATTAAGTGATATTATTGGACAAGAACATTTTGTTATGGATGCAAAGGGTTGGATTGAAGAAAATAATATACCTAATTTGTTATTGTATGGAAATCCGGGAAATGGTAAAACAAGCGCAGGACTAGTAATAGGAAAAGAAATTCTAAAAGATACTTTTGCAGATAATTATATTGAAGTAAATGCTTCTGATGATAGAAGATTAGAAAATGTTAGAACCACTATTAAACAAATAGCACAAAGCGGAACAATGGGTGGTGCGCCATTTAGAATAGTATTACTTGATGAAATGGATGGTATGACTACTGATGCTCAAAACGCATTAAAGAGAATAATGGAGAGATATGCTAACAATATTAGATTTATTATTACTTGTAATGATAGAAACAAGATTATCTTTGCACTTCAAAGTCGTTGTGCAAACTATCATTTCAAGCCGGTTTCTAATGAAGCCATGTTAGAACTATTAACAACAATTCTCAAGGGTGAAGAAATAACTCGATTTACGCAAGAAGATTTGCACTCCTTTATATACTCACTAAATGGTGATATGCGGAGGGCGATTACGGAACTTCAAGCGGCTAACTTTAGCGATTCCACCCTCAAAAAACAAATAGAGTATGGCTTAAACCAATACAAAAGATTACTAATGAAGATTGTTAATAAAAATGGAACTCAATTAAGTGCAATACACGATTTACTACACGAAGGTTTATCCATTCGTGAAATCTGTATTGGATTACATGATGCAGTTATTAATTCTGAATTAGATAGTAACACTAAATTTAAATTCCTGAGAACGATAGGAGAAAGCGAATGGCGTTCAACCACTATGACTCCTAAAGTATTAGCCTCATGGTTAATAGGACAACTATCATAGATTTGAACAAAAGAAAAAAGAGGCGAAAAATATGAATGAAAATTTGAAGGCTGAAATAGAAAAAAGCGCACAATATATTAATTTGAGCGTTGAAGAAGCGATGAGCAAATTTGAAGAAATTTGTTCAGAAAATGGAATAGAAACAACAAATCCTATTGCTAAAGGACTTTGGAGAAACTTTGTTGCTAATGCAAGAAGAAGCCAAGAAAGCGGTGATTCTTCTAGTAATGGTAATGATTCTTACTATAAGTCGGCATTTGGATTCTTTGTTGCTTTAGATGCACCAAGAGATATGATGGCTTGGAATAGAATGCAAGCAAAAGAAGAGTTTATGCGTGATGCTGACAATGCTCTTGAAAAAGGAATTGTTGCAATAGCAAACCAAAATGCTCTAGGTAAATGGGTAGTTTCTCGTTATCATCACGGTGAATACGATGAAAAAACTATTTCCACTTTACCATCGGGCGCAGAAGAAACAGAAGATGGTAGTTTCTTTATTCCATTAGATAATACACCAACATATATGAATGGTGGTAAAAACAACAATTATGGAAAACCCCTACCTGCTGAACAAATGAGAAGAAGCGGTGTATTCTTTGGTTCTGTCGGAACAGGAGAAATGAAGCCTTATTACTTCTCATATAAGAATCAAGGCGGAGTGGACTTTGCACCAAATACTTTTGAATGGTGTCATTTCCTTTGTGTAGCAAATGATAATGGAACTGACCTATATGGTGCTAAGGATTTAACAGTAAATAGTTTAACTATGAATGCGGATATGAGTCCAGAAAGTGAATTATATCGTGATATGTCAAACTTTGATTTTGAAGATTGTTTGAGAAATAACTTTGCATCTCACTTAGTTCCATTGGTTGATATGGATAAAGAACATATTCAAAGACAAGGACTTCCTTCAAAAGAAAGATTTGTTATTACAGATGGAACAGTTTGTAATATGAATATGACTCCAACAAAGAACGGTAATCGTATTATTAATCTAACTGATTTGAATGCAGAAATGGATTATGATAATGATTCGGGAATAACTACTTGTTGGATTCCAAGTCATTTAACACTTGACTTTGGTATTGGTTCATCTGTTATTGTTGTTGGTCGAACAAGCCAAAGAACAATTGATGGTGAAGTTGAACCTGTAACAATTAACACAACAGGTCTATTCTGTGTAATTAAACACGGTTCAGCCGTTGAAGTATCTCAACCTGTCGAAGAAGACTTTGATTGGTTTTGAAGTAAAACTCCGGTCTAATCTCCCCTAGAAATGTCGTGCGGTTTTTTCTGAATCGGTTAAGCGTGGGGTATGATGAGTTGGCGACATTACAGATTTCATGTTGAGATTAGGACATAGGCAAGGTAAATGTGACTTGTGGAGAATTGACATTCAAATGGGTGCAAAGCCCTATCCCTTTGGAGGGATTTTATGATTAAGAATAAAAGATATTTAATAAAAGCAAATAGTTATATTATTGACTTATTTAATGTTGATTTTATAACATGGAAAGAAAACGATAAAATGGAGTCAACATTTTGGGTAAAACTACATATTGGTAGTAAAGAAGCCCGCTATGTTTGTAACTCCATAGAAGAAGTAAAGACCTTATTATTAGCATGGACTGATATTAGAGGCGAAAAAATAGAAATAAAAGATGAAGAGGTGATTGAATTATGGGATTGACCGGTAATAAAAATACAGAAGCAGTAGCGAAGGGAATGGAAAATAACGCAAGAGTTATTCGGTTCCGTGACAAATTGAAGGCGCAAACAGAAAAGAGGTTAAGTCGTAGTAATCGCTTAATTTGCGGTATTTGGGGAGAACCAAAGACTGTAAAAAGCGGTTTGGCTTTAGACTTTCCAAATAAACAAATCTATGTTTTAGATTGGGATGATGGTTGCGAACCAACATGGAGACAAAACCATGAAATGACAGATAGGATTACTTTGTGGAATCCTGAAGTTAGAAATCATAATGGTGAATTAGATATACAAAAGTCTGAAGCAAATTCAGAAGATTTTGTTTTAATGGTAAAAGAACAAATTGAAGCAGGAGAGGATGTTCTCTTTGTATTCGATGGTATTGATAAATGGCTTGATTGTTGCACACTTCATGTAACAGGTTCTTCTAAGATTGGAAAGCCACAAAAGATGAAGTTTGAATGGGGAAAGCGTAATGCACCATTCTATTCACTTCTAATGATGTGTAAAAACTTAGAATGCGACCAAATCTATATTACTCATGCTAAGGCTGATTATGGCTCAACAGGAGAAGTAGTAGGAACAAAACCTAATTGGCACAATTGGGGAGATTACCTACATCAAATTATTAGCACCCGAAGAACACGCAAAAAGAACGATGTAGTTTACAAAGCAGAACTATTGTCAAGTAAAACTAACACCGAATTAGTGGGTAATTCTTGGGAAACATTAACCGTTGGTAATGGTAATGTTACTTGGAATGGCATTAAAGAATTGCGTGAGGGATTAATTTGAAGTTTAATATAGAAGCAAGCGTTTTAAAAGAAGCATTAGAAAGTGTGCAGGTTAAAGGCAAAGGTCAAACTGCTAATGGATTTGGTAATACTAGTTTTGGTGATTACGCTTATTTAGTTATTAAAGATAATACATTAGAAGTTTGGAATGGTAGCCCAACTGCCTGTGTAAAAATCGCTATTCCTCTTGAGGGAGAAATAGAGGAAGGTAGTGTTTGTGTATATAATCCGCAGATATTACCTTATCTTAAATCCTTTGATAATGTTTCTGTTGCAGTAAATGATTTTATTGCTCTAACTTCAGGAAATAGAAAGGCTTCAGTGCCTTTGGTTGTTCTTCATCCAAATGCTGATGCCTTAACAAGACTTCAAAATATGTTGAATCCAATTAGATATGAAGTGCAACCAACAACAATGTTTAACTTCGCTAAATCTAAGTTTGAAGGAGTATTTGTATTAACTCAGCCGCAATTACAAGATGCGATTAAATCTTGTGAATTAGTTAAAAGCGGTGTTTATAAGTTTGATTATAATAATAATGTGTTGAAAGTATCAACAAGATTAGATGTAACAAACAAATATGAAGAAACTATTACTCCTGCATTTCCCGCAGGAGAACCTGCAACGGTTGAGTTTAGTAGTCCGGTGTATTCTTTCTTTAAGAAACATCAAATGCTAAATGTATTTATGAAAGATGAGTTTCCGCTTTTAATTGTAGCAGATGATAGAATGCTATTAAAAGCACCACATATAAGTGGGTGAGTATATGATTATTAGTAAAATGAATGACGGTAAAAATATCTATAAATCTTGGAGAGAAAACGGAGAGAAGAAATATGAAATGGTGGAGTTTAATCCTTATTTCTATATTTCTTCTCAAGAAAAAAAGCCAATGTCATATAAGCCTAGTAAATATATAACTAGGGATTTTAGATATGAAGAAGGTGATTGGGTAAACTTACAGAAAGAACCTTTACAAAAGGTCTATGTTGAATCTTCTTATGATATTAAGAAAGCAAAAGATATGTTTTCAAGAACATATGAAGCAGATGTTCCTTATCATTTTAGATATTGTATTGATGAATTACACGAAATGCCCGAATATAAACTGCGAAAGTGGTATTGGGATATGGAATGGCAACAAGGCGGAGATTATCACGATTGTATTACTACTATTGTAGTTTATGATAATTATGATGAAGAATACTATCAGTGGGCTTGGTTTCCTACAAAAGATACAGGGTTTGAAATAGATGGTTCTTATTCAAGAAATAATATGAATATTTTTAATTCTGAAAAAGATATGATTGA